GTTTAGCTACTGCACCAGTGGGCGTATCTGCACCTGTCAATTCATAATCCTTAATGCTGTCAACTTTAATACGGAGTGAACGCTCAGGGAAGCCAGCAACACCAGTACCGTCAACAGTTACATAACCTTGACCGTCGGGCAAATATGCCATTTGTTTAATGAGGGAGAAAGTAACATTACGAACTTCTTTTTTGCCGTAAGTACCATTCAAAATAGTTATTGAAGCCATTTGTTTATCCTTTGCAGTGGATTTGTTGAACATACAAGTATTATAGCAAAATTGGATTTTTGTGTCAACTAGCGGTGTTGCTTTTTTGCAACATCTTTTACTGGTTAACTTCTAATTTCGCAGTATTAATAGTATAGCAAATATTGAATTATTTGTCAAGAGCCCATGAAAAACCCTACAGTTTGTAGGGTCTTGTAAGTCATTGATTTGTAATACTTTTTACTAGGGCTAAGTGCTTGATTTTAAAGAACTTTTTTCCTTGAGAGTATCGGGGATTTTGTCCACACGAAATACCATGTCTTTAAAGCGAGCTTCTAAGTGGGTATGTAATTCGTTTAGTGTAGTACCCTGGGCTAAAAATGATTGGTCGTCTTTGTTAAACATATAATAGACTCCGTTTTCGTGATTAATAGTGGCATCGACTACAGTCTTGTTCATGCCCTCTACTAGACCGGATTGTTTGATATGTTTATCAAGCTCTGATTCTAGTCGTTTATTAACCGATTTAAGGATAGAGTGCATGACATTGAATGCCACCGCAATGCCAATGCCCACTCCAATTAATATATCACCTATATTAAAGTCCATACTTACTCCGTTTCCCATACCAACGAGCTAGTGTCATCATCCCAACCTACTCCAATTACCCGCAGGGACGAACCAAAGTATTTAAGTAGACTGTTAGCACCGTTCATCAGAGGAGATGAAGTATCTGCATCGTATACTGTCTGCAGATCTTCAATCCAGGCCTCCCTGAAGTCAGCCATAACCTTAGGATCCATACCCTTACACAGTTTATTAAATTGCGTATATTCGTTGATCTTCATCATATATTTAACTTGTTTGTTTATGAATACCAAAGCCAAGACCCCAAAGGATAACTACTGCACACCAAGTTTCCAGAGTGTACGGAATAGCGGCCATTGGAGCCAACGTATTGATTGCCCATATGGTACACAATGGTCCTAGAGCAATTAAGAATAGTAAAAAAATGAATGCAATTAATTTCATATTATTTCCTTAGAGCACTTGCTCGCCACACTTTGCGATAATCGCAAAAGTAAATTTTAAAATTACAATTTGGGTTCTCTGCTTGATACGCAGATACTTTGTCTGCTAACTTATCTTCTGTTGGTGCGTGAAGTTCTACATTAATCATTCTGAAATCTCCCTTGAAATAGTTTCTTTGATTACCTCGGTATCCATCCAATTTACCCCCGATACATCTCCCCAACCGGAGGGCATAGTTTTACGGAATTCTTTAGCTTTAGAAATAGCCTCTTCGTAGTCGGATGCCGTGACTTCAAATGTATATTTTACATCAAGCGCCACTATAAAGGTATCACTGTTTTCTTCTGGATCATCAACAAACATAGTAGCCTCCATAAAATCATCAACCGGAATATCTTTGCGATTTGCAATTGGCAGACCTTCGTAACGACCTTCGCCTACATTATGTACATGATCTAAAATCTCTTCTTCACCTAGAACATCAGTATACAGTACATCGTCCCATGCAAATCGCATGTCTTCTTGTCTTGCATTTGCTTCTGCCGTATAGGCCAAAACATACTGAGGATTAAACCAACGAAGCGCACTAGTAGAAACGTTAGATGTTACTGGTGTTTCTACATGAACTTCATAGACTTCATAGGTCTTAGTATCAAACACACAATGACTGTAACCGTCTCCGTTTACATCTCGAAACTCTGAATATTGTGCATTTGGCCCGTAGCAGTCCCACAGGAACGGATCGCCTCCGCTACAACGACCACCGGCCGCGGTTAGTACATCTAGATATTTCATTCAGGAGCCTTATTACCTTCAATGATTTGTTTAATAAATCGAAGTGCTTTTCGAGCAGTATCAAATACATACTCGCTAGTTTCGCCTTCGGCTGTGTTTAATGTGACTATAACGCCATTTTTGACATTACGTACTTCCATTGATTCGAACATAGTGTTCCTTTCAGATTAGTTGATAGCATATTATAACAACCTTTGCTTTATTTGTCAAGCGAAGGTTGTTCAATTACCACCAACTATCGTAGTAGACCGAATACCCATCTTTAATGGCTTGCCGGGCTTTCTCAATAAATTCTAAGTCTGTTTCTATACTTTCTTTGTCTGGCGGATTATTTCCAAAAAAGAAACCAGTAGTTTGGGGGAGGTTATTCCTCCGTACATCTTGTTCTAATTCAAAAAGATCTTCTTCATTTAATCGAACTGGTACACAATTAAATGATTCCTTGGCACCACCTTTGGTTCGATACAGTCGTTCCATCCAACCATGTAGGTCGTGATGTTTGCGCCAATATGCCAGTTCTTCGGTATTACGATTACCATCATCTGCTTCACTGATAGTAAGATCATCGATAGCATCTTCTGCTTTAACCTTAAATGCGTACATGTCTAGTCCCATGACTAACTCCTATAAGTTGAAATTATTTGTTGACGATGTCTTGCAAAGTAGCCTTGTACTCTGCCTTGCTCAATTCTGATTGATAAATCATGTGAGCGGCAAAACCCAGCAATCCAATCAAGAAAATAGTAAGCAAAATGTTAAGAGGAATAAAGTAGATTGCGGCCTGTGCAATAAGCGAGCCCAATGTAAGGGCAGATAGGGTTTTGGCTGTTTGTTTAATAGCCTGCTTTTTGATATCATTCATCTGTGTGTCCTTTTAGTAGTTTATGTCATAATTATAGCGAAAAACGAATTATTGGTCAACAAATACCCATATAAGTTATAGGGGTATTTTATAGTACTTTAGCAGTACTCGTAGTCGTCCCAATAATCTGATTCATTCCATTCCTGAATTTTAGCAACGCAGAGCCCAATCGGGTTTATTACTTCTACAAGCATACCTGTACGGTGGCTATGTCTACTGGCTAACTTTAGTGCATAATGGAAGTCTTCTTCAACAGCTACAACTTTACGCTTTGTCCAAATTTCAACGATGGTGTACATAACATACTCCTAAGTGAAAGAACCGCTATAATAGCAGAATATTGTTTTTGTGTCAAGAATTAAATGTCGTGATCGACATTGCGCGAGCTAAGATTACAGGCCGCTAAGAATGATGAACGTCCAAATCTATCTGCTTTCTTTTCGCAAGCATCTGCAACTGCTTCTGCTTGCTGTCTACGAATAGTAGGATCTTGGATCTGTTTAACTGTAAATGACAGAGCCCTAAACAATCTAGAAGTTAGAGCAGGCTGTACATCAATCTGATTTAAAATTTCCTGTAATTGTGGTTGGATTTGTGTTGTCATAACATTATTTAGTAATAGGTTAATATGTGGCTTTGCAACATAAATATCAGTAGAAACCATGAGTTTCTAAATTAAGGAGAATCATACAATGTTTCTTGAAACTGTATTGGAACGTCTTGCAGAGATGTTTCCAAAATCAAATTATCAAACAAGACTAGAGTCTTATATCAATAGTAAGTATCCTACTAATGCGGCCGAAGTAGAATATTGGGCTCGTGATTACGAAACTAAAAATAATGCTCTTCATTGGGGTAGAGGACTATGAAAACTATCCTAGCTAGAATATTTGATATTTTTGTATCTGTTGGCGAAGCACGTCATGCGGCCTATCTTGCACGTCAAGGTAAAGTGTCTGAAGCAAAAGCAATTTACGGTCGTTAACCTAAATTAGCATCATCCATACCAGCAACACGCAATTTAACAATATTTGTTACTTGCCATTGTTTGGTATCTAGTGCTTTTATAAGTCCCAAGTATTTGTTGCGTAAGAGACTGAACTCGTTAATGAGTTTACTCAAACTAACAACTTCAGATTCACCGTCTACATACTTTTCAGCATCACGACTGGTAAGTGCTCTGTTATAGTGTTCAATAAACTTTTTGAACTTTTCAGATCTTAACTTACGTAGGTCAATGTTGAGATGCTCAAGTATGGCTTCAATTTCTTGAAGTTGGTTGAATCGAAACTCAAAGATACCAGGAAGTTCTCTACTATGAGTTTCCAAATTACCTTTGAGTTTGATTTCTAACCTTGCTTCATTTAGCTGATTTTCGTACCAAGTAATACAGCCTGGTAGTTCAGTTAAATCCTGTGTGACTCTATAGAACCATGTAGACATTAATTATTCTTCGTCATAGTCATAATTGATGTTATCAAAATCTAGCTCCTCATCCTCATCCTCGCTAGCGATAATCTCTTCAGGAGCACCGTATATTTCTGTAATGGCCGCGTCTAAAGTATTATCGTGACCACGTAGATTGTCAATTACTGCATCAACATCTGCGTGGTCTTCCAACGTGCGTAGAAATACACCAGCGGCTTCTAAAGCCTCTTTTTTTGGTATATAGGGCTTCATCGAAGCCCATAGTGTTGCTAGAAACTCTGCATCTTCCTGCATAATTATTCCTCAATAACTGATTCGGTATCGGAGATATTTAGCTCATCTGGAAGAGAATCAAGATGTACTAAAATATCTTTCATTACTACATCTAAACAACCATCATCGTTTCTTTCCCATCCCTTGCGGAACTTCTTGATGATTTCGCCATCTACTGTTGTATAGACAAGACTGTTGCCTTCTTTTTTAAGCATACCTTTACCTTCGATAAGATCAGTTAACCCACTATAAGGACTCATACCTGTTTCATATGGAATCTTAACTTGTACACTTTCAAATGGTTTAGCGTAACGAGTTTTCATGACCTTGCAAGCGGCACGGATACCTTTTACTTCTGAAATCTTGTTGCCGTCTTCATCTTCTTTGAGTTTGAGCTTACGCATGGCAACAACAATACTAGACGCATAGATAAAGCCTTGACCACCTGAGATCTTATCATCTGGATCAAACATATCTTGACTTGCGTATGTATGATTAGTACATACTAGGCCTAGATTTAAGTTACCAAACATGTTGACACAATTACGAACCAGTGCTGTCAGTGCTTTAGGTTTACGACCCATGTCACCTTTCATATCACCTGCTTCGAACTGATTAACGTCAGTTGGGGTTAACATCATTCCTAGACTATCTAAGACAAATAGAATTTTTGGTCTTTCAAGTTCTGGAATTTCTCTATAGCTCTTAACGAATTCACTGACCATTTTAGCTACATCGTCAATCATGGCCATATTAAGTTTTAACAACTTGTCTTCGCTAGTATCTACACCTAAGGCATGTAACCACTTTTCATCAAGTGCATTTTCACTATCAATTAAGATAACATAAATGCCCTGTTGTTGTGCATGACGCACAAGGTTACCTGAACAGATAAAGCTCTTACCTGCACCAGACTCACCGGCAAACACAGTTACCTTACCCAAAGGAATACCTCTGTTAAAGTCGCCGCTAACTAGATAGTTTAAGGCATAGTTACCAGTGCTGATCCAATCAGTTGGATCATTGAACCCTACACTAAGACCGTCAATGCTCTTAGTTAGTGTTTTTCTAAATTTACTTACATCAAATGGTTTTGTCATTTTTATCTTCCTCTTGCTCTATTTTATAGACTGTTAGCATTCTTGTCAATGGTTCCATTCGTTCTTGGAATACCTCAGGTGCGGCATCCGCGGCACGTTTCATATCCCAATCGTTAGGAAAGTGTCTTAGAGCACTTCGAGCCCGATGTCTCACTTCTGAAGGAACCCTTTTTATAGCATTGGGATTCGCTAGGTCAGTAAGAAACTCTCTAGCCCATTTTACAGCACGATATCGTTCGTCTGGTAGTGTCATGATAAAAATAGGGGGCTTTCACCCCCTATTTCCTTTTACTGCTTACGATTGCGAATCATAGCCAACAAGTCATCAACGGATGGCTTGCCGCCTGCTGTTGCGGCAGGAGCTTCTGCAGGTGCAGGAGCGGATGGAGCAGGAGTCGGAACAGATGTTGCCGGACTTACCACTGCTACTGCTACGTCGTCATCTTCATCATGACTTACTGCTACTGCTGGTGATGCAGACATACCAGCAGGTTTGTAGAACGTACCAAAGCGATTTGGATCAAACAATTCACCATCAACCGATGCTTCAAACATTTCATTGATAATGTTTAATTCTTCTGCTGTTGGCTTCTTAGGCATAAAGTCGTTTAGATTGTACAACCCAAACTGAGCAATGGCGCCTAGTTCTTGTTCATTCAAACTACGTTCTTTACGTGCCCATGAACTTGTGCTGTAGTCAGCATATTGACCTTTAGTGGTCTTGGTAAGACGGAAGTCTGTACCTTGCATGTAGTCGGTTGGCAATTCAACCATCTCAGGATCCATCAAAGCAGTTTTGATAGTACCAAAGATACTTGGGTTGATAATGAATCGACGAATTGGGTTCTCAGGAGTTGAATCTTCCTTGAGTGGATTTGTGGGCACAAAACCTTGGAACAAGTATGAACGCATTTTCCAATACTTACGTGCTGTTTCTTCCATACGTGAATCTTTGAACCATGGACGAATTGCCGCGTGGATCGGACAAGTTTCATTCCACATTTCAACACAGGGGACATTAACAGTAATCTGCTTGTTAGTATCTCCACCTTTCACACCAGCAAAAGGAATACGAATCATTTGACGTTCACGCCAAAAGAATGTGTTGCTTTCGTCTGAGTCTGGAAGGAATCGCAATATTGCGGTGCTACCTTCTGGAATGTTCCAGAACGGATAAATTGCATTATCCATACCGCTTCGGCTATTGCCGGCGCCTGTTTTTTGATCTTGCTCGGTTAGACGAGCTCTAATTTCAGCCAATGATGCCATAATTTGTTTCTCCTATATTAGCCATGTATGCCTAAGAATTACTACGCCTCAAGTGACGCAGTAACACAATAATACTTTACTTCTTCTACGAAGTCAAGTACTTTTTCAGTTATTTTGAAAGTATTTGTTCAATTTTGAAACCCATTGCTGTTTTCAAAACTGAGTCTAATGCTTCTTGAGTAACCGACACTTCCGTGTTCTCTGTATTTATCTTGACAACTTTACGTATCATATCTCTAATCACAGTATTGAAATGATTCTTCTCATCTTCGGACCAGCGGTCATAATGCGTTAAAGCATTTTGAATCGCTTCTTTGGTTTCTGGATGTGTGATATGAGTCATCATATACTTTGCAGTATGTTTGATGGCAGTATCGTTGTCGTCAAAATCTAAATTAATTGGGTTGGTGTGATCATTGCGATCCATACCAATTACATCAAACGTTGGTGTGGTACTTACCAAATGTTCAATATTATGTAATGCTTCTTGACCTGCGTCAAATGATTCTTTTTCTAATACCAATTGGTATAGGTATGGTAGTGCAGATTCAACTGTGGATGCAGTAATATGTTGCGTGAATGAATTCTTAAGTTCAGTAATCTTATCGTCTTCTGCTTCAGCTAGTTGATAATTAACACCTTCAAAATTCATCTTACGCATAGCACGTTCAATGTTATTAGTTTTACTAATAGCAACATCAATAAGACCTTGTGTTGCTTCATTTACAAAACCTTTTACATTAGCATGTCGTATAAATTTCTTAAGGGTAACATACTCTTCACTAAGACCTTTAATCTTGGAACCTAACTCATCATGTGGTACACCACCTTCGGCAACATGACGTGCCATTGCGCGAGCGCCAGTTAACCATTTTACCGGAAAGTGGAAACGTTCACCTTCGCGATTTTCTACGTAGATAGATTTAATACTACGGCTACGTGCGCCCCGTTGTTCTTCATTTACTGATTTAGTGTGACGTATAATTAGCTTGCCTGCACCAAAGTTTTGATAACTACTTTTAGTTGTACCAGACATCTTAACGCTTTCTGCTACTGCCGTTTGATATGCAAAATCTTTAGGCTCTAACTTTTTACCGTAATTCTTTGCACTAAATTTTAACATATAATGATCAGCAGTCTTTTTCATACTGTCTAGCAAACGAGCAACTTTATCTTCGTCTTCACCGTTACTGATATAAAGTTTAAGGGTATCTGTGGACTTATCTAGAAATACCATTGAGTGTAAATCTTGGACGTAAAAACGTACGGCGCTGTTTGGATCTAAGGTTTTCTTAGCATCGTCATCACCCATTAATACTTCGTAATCTGTTCCGACTAATAAGTCAAAGATTCTGTTAGTTACATTGTTATAGTTAATAGCCATATGTGTATTTAGTTAAATTAGAGCAATAGGCATGGGCATAATAATATCGTGATTATGTACACCGTGGTCTTTTATGCTATCGTAAAGATTTTGATCGTAATTACTTAGGTAGTCAATTAAACGCACACATAATAAAGTGGCCATAACTAGGTCGTCATTCTCGCCCATTTTAGCT